GTCCAATAATATCTTTGTCTGTTCTGTGCCGACACTAGCTTACTGTTAATAAGTATAGGTTCAGTGCCTCCTACTTGCTCGGTGATCACATCAAGATACTCTTTTTTCATGCGCACGTTTTCTAGTAAAAAGTATTTTGGTTTACACTCTTTTAGTAATCTTACGAACTCAAAAAACAGAGCGGAGCGCGGATCGTCAAAGGCCAATTGATCGCCGGCAAAAGAAAATCCCTGACACGGCGAACCGCCCACTAAAATGTCTATGGGGGGTAAGTCCTTTGCGAATACTTTTGTTATGTCGCCCAGTTGTATCGTATCTGGATAGTTTTTTTGCGTGATTTGTATTGGGTATTTGTCAATCTCTGATGCGAGATATTGTTTGATGGGTATACCCAATTGTTCAAGAGCTATGCGGACACAGCCCATGCCGTCAAATGCGCTTAATATTGTTTGTGGTTTAATTTAGTCCGCCTTTTTCAACCGTGCCAATTAGTTTTTCGTAGTTCTTCGGATCCGACAAACCTTTATGAAACCTAGGTACTAGCCATTCAAGGATTTTTGTCTTTCTGTGCGTTTCTTTTGTTTTGTGTTTTATATATTCTTTCGCTTTCATCAACTGACAAACCTTTCGTATGTTTCTGGATCGTCCACTACCACCACCCAATCGTTACTAGGGTTTCCTTCTTGCCATTCCATAGGGCACGAGCCTAGGCAAGCTTTGTGATCAAGCTCTTCAAAAATTTTATAAGCCGTGAGCGCGCTCAGTTGATCGTCATAAAAGTGCATAACTGATTTGCTAGCGCCGTTTGGTATTTCTCCACGAAGCACCTCAATGCCCCAATCTTGTGTTGAGAACAGGCAGGTGGTGTGGGAGAGAAAATCAGCGTCTTCTTTATCAAAATACACTAGAGTCATATCAATTCTCTTGGGTCAACGGCGTCGTATTGTTTAAGCCAAGATTCTTCTCTTGCTGTCAGCGTTCTTCTGTAGGTGGGGTGATAAATACCTTTGACATCTCCGAGCGCGTGCATCATAGCTATGATTCCTTTTCTCTTGTGTGCGTCCAAAAGGTTCTTGCTCTCTTTTTCTGAGAATTTTTCGTATTCTTCGTGGGCAGCAGAGAAATAGTGTTCTTTTTCTTCCATTGGTCTTCCTTTTTCAGGTGTTAACTTGACCACGATTATAAGGGCACAGTAAGTAAAAGTAAAGATATTTAGGAAAAGATTGTATACACCAAGAAAAATAGAACATAGACCAAGATTATCGCTTCTGTGCTCTTGGTCAAAGATCGAAGGCCCACGGACCTGGGACTTTTTGTCAGTTTCCAGAGTTTTCTTGCTGTTTCCATAGGGTTTTCTCCGTTTTGTAGGGGATAAGTAGCTAGTTTCTAGTGTGTTTGTGTCGATTTCTCCACCGCACCTGAAAAAGCTGTAGAAGTTATGTAGAAGTTATGTAAAAAGAGAGGTATGGTAGCCTCGAAACCCCTTAAAATCAAGGCTTCTTGTTTTCCTATATAGACATAACCTACATCCCCTGAACCTGAGATTTTGAGATTTTACAAAAGACTAATACATAATTTTTACAGAAAAGCGGGTGCGGAGGTGCGTTAGGTACTTAAAGCCTTTGTATATAGGGTTTCCCACATAACCTGGAGGAGGTGCGGTGGAGGTGCGGTGGGTGCGGTGGAAAAAAGGCTTTACTAAAACTTACTTAGGGTTATAATTCAACCATGCCTAAAGGAAAATCAGGAAACATATCGGGCCGCAATGATAAACACTTAACCGCAAAACAATTGCGCTTTGCTAAGGAATTTGTTTATAACGACGGCTCAAAAACACAAACAGAGTGTGCTATTTCTGCTGGTTATGGAGAATCAAGTGCTCATGTCAGAGCATCAGAACTATTAAATCCACAGAAGTATCCGCTCGTTGTTCGATACATAAGAGAGCTCCAAGGGGAGGTCGATAAAAAATACGAGGTTACTTTTGGCAGGCATGTTAAAAAGCTTGCTGACATAAGAGATCAAGCACTAGACAAAGGAAATTTGACGGCTGCGGTTTCAGCTGAGGTGCAAAGAGGTCGAGCAGCAGGTCTTTATATAGAAAGAAAAGAGGTGCGAACAGGCAGCTTGGATTCTTTAAGTGAAATAGAGATTAAAAACAGGATACAAAAACTACTTGGAGACTACAAACCCTTGTTGGAAGCAGAAGACGCTGTACTTACTGAAACTTCATCTTAGGTAGTAAATTCATATATCTTTCTTATTGCTATTGCTATATTGTGCTTCTAACCAAACAGGGTACGCCTTAAAATATTCAAAGGCACTGGCAAACTCTTTTTGTCCACAAGCTCTTCTTTCAACACAGTTTTCACCAAACAGTTTACGAACAAAACTAACAAAATGTTTTAAGCTCTTGTCTTGCTCCGAAGGCAAGCCGTCTTTTTGTTCCAGTTTAGTCATGTTTGCTCCTATCAACTTTTTGGACACGCTTGTTTTTTGTTTTTATCCAAGCCTGGTTTGCCCAATCAACTATATTAAAGCATATATCTAAGATTTTTCTAATAATATTTATACACCTACCCCTAAAAACAACAACAGGAAAAGTAAAAGGGCAGAAAGAATGTGAAAAGAGTATTTCATTTAACCCTTTTTTCGTTGTGTTTTACTGCTAGCTTCAACATTTCGTCTACCTGCTCGTTTGTCGGTAAATCAAAAAGCTTAGCCAAGCCGTCCAATGTTTCTTGTCCTGAAGAACTCAACCTATCATATTCCCAGAACAAATCGTTTATTAAAGGAATTGCGTTTTTGAGCATTCGCCTTCTGTTCGATCTTGTATCAATCTTCATTTTTTTCCTCTATCTCTATAATTTTATTTAAATACCATCTCGCTTTTTTTAAGTCTTCCACACCATTTTTATCTTTGTATCGTGTGACATATTTAACCACATTTCCCTCAGCAAACCCCATGTCGTATTCCAATATGAAGTCCGTTACCTCTATATTCTTTCGATAATAACTAGGATTAATTTTGTCTTCTTCAGGCATCTTTATTTCCCTTGTAAATAGCTTTCGCCCTACTAATTAATAAGTCTTGGACATCGGGATCGGGACAATTGTTTGGATCACTCCATTCTAGTTGGCCTGTTTCTTCGTTCTTACTGAAAACAATTCTTCCTCTTCCCCAACCAAGATGAACCACTCCGCCGCCCTGTGAATTACAAACAACTCTCGCTCCATTAGGTGCTTTCATCAATCTTCCCCCATTGTTCGGCCATGGCTTCTGCTATTCCTTTAAATGTTTTACTACGAACATGGCTTCGTTCCTTTTTAGGCAGGCTAAATGTATCGTAATGAAACTTATTCATCTTCTTACCATTTTTCATAGTCACCATTTCAGGTTTTACAACCTTCGTGTGTTTTAATAGAGGCAAGTTCTTTGTCCAAAGGCAAGTCGTCTTTTGTGTGGTATGCCCAAACTGCCAAGGCTGTATAATTTGTTCGGGTTTTCTGATCTTGGTGCTGATTACAGAGACAGGGTTTTCTAAACAAATGCGTTCAATGGGTGCGTCCAATAAGAGCCGCACAAACTCCAAAGCATCTTCTTGTAATGACCAAGGTTTCCTTCCTTCCGTGAACCACCTTGCTCCACTTACTGCTAAGTGTGTGCAAGGTGGGTGTGCAATCATCAAGTCCCAACCATCATCTAAAATCTCAGACACATCTCGTTGAAAATGTCTGACATCAATGGTTTTGCTTTCACAAGGAAGAATATCGCAGCTGTAGGCATCATGCCCTCGTTTCAAAAACTCGTCTCGAACTGTACCGCTGTATTCACAAGCAACTAATACTTTCATAGGGACACCTCATCTGCTTTTTCTAAAAATAAAATTACATCAGATATTAAATCTTTGAGTGTTTCCTCGTTTTCAGTACCGCCATGCACTCTTTTAATATTCATTAGACCATTAGACTCTAAGGTTTTTCGTATGTCATAAGCATTAAATAACGCATTACTAGTTTCGTTTTCACTCATAGGGACACCTTTATAATGTTTTCAGAACTGATAGTCGGTCCAAACAGTTTTTCTGCTTGCTCTGTGCTGATGATGTATTCTTTTGCTGTTTCAAGGTCTCTAATAACAAAAGGTCTTTTCCTTGCTCTTGGTTTAAAACCAACCAAAGAAACCTTCATGCCATAACTCTCAGTAATTTTAGTCGGATCTAGCTCCACCATAAACTCATAGTTTCTTCTGTCAGCGATCTCTCTTTCAAGCGCCTTCTCTTGCACAGACAAACCACCTTCAATAGATATTCTAAAACCATTAAACTTTACACTATCACTATCATAACTAGCGTTGCCGAGGTCAAAACTTAGGCCATGCTGTTTCAGTATTGGTTCTAACTCTGTTTCAAGAATCTTTCTTATGTTCCCTGCATTTTTGCGATCCATTGTTGTAATTTTGTTCATTTAAATCTCCCACAATTATTTATTTTACATAGGAATTGTATCAGATACATTGTATATATGCAACATCTATCCCTTACTCTGATACAATCTCTCTTACTGTGGCGAAAAAAGAATCTTTATTTTGGAGAAAAGTTAAATCGAACCTAAAGTCGTTCGAGTTAATTCGTATAGAGTCATGGACTAATCTTGGTATTCCTGATGTTTTGGGGGTGTCCCCTCGCGGTGTTTATTTCACAGTCGAACTTAAAGTAAGTGAAAGTAATAAAGTTTCCTTCTCCCCACATCAAATTGCTTACCACAAACTACGAGAGAAATCCCCCGCTTTTATCTTAGTCCAAGCCCTCTCGAAGAAGTACCCTAGAAAATATGGCGTACTTGTCTTTTCCCCTGACCAAGTGGAAGAACTTGCAGCCAACGGCCTAAAAACCACCCCTATGTTGTCCTTTGACCAAGGTTCTTGGTCCAATCTCGAAGAATCCTGGTCCAAGGTCATTGAACAGTTTGTGGATAACCCCTAATTATTTGTGGATAACCTGTGGATAAGTGCTTGCTACTTTTGGAGGCGCTCGCTTGTCTGTTCTGACAAAAAACCAAGGACGGGCCACCAGGGTCGCCGTAATACCGCAATTGGCTTACTTGCTTTTTAAGGGGGCGCTCGCTTGTCTGTTCTGACAAAAGGCACGGCGTGCCCTGGGCAGCTCGTTAATCGGATCGGCGACCTAGAAAAGACTGCTTGCTTGTCTTTTCTATCTAAACGGATCCGTCTTCCCAGGGTCCCCTGGTTTCGGATCAGGCACAAAAAAACCCCCAACATTTCTGTCGGGGGTTCTCGGTGGTATGGATAGCCCGGCCTCGTTTTTGTTAATGCAGTCGACCCTGACTGCTCTAGGCTAAAGATTAGCCGCCTATACCACTC